CACTTTGCGACATGGGATTTCGGGATCAGCGATAATATGTGTTTAATCCTGGGGCAAATCGATGCGATAGGTGATGTTGAAATCTATGCCTGTTACGACACTACAGACCAGGACATTGAGTATTTCGTTCCCTTAACCCGTGGGGAGAGGCCGCCTAAACATTTCTGGGAGTTTTTATCCGAGTCTGAGCAATTAAGGGTAGATCAATTTATTAAAAAAGCCTTCACAGACAAAGAATCTGGCCAGTTTATAGGGCAACAAATCCATCACTACGGCGATTTTGCTGGCACTCAGCGTGGGGCCAACTCTAGACAATCGGTCAGGGATAGGCTTAAGCAAGCAGGAATTCACTTAAAAGTAACCAGTAGGCAGGACTTTGCCACCAGAATTCAATCGCTTGATAATCTATTTAAATTAAAAGAAGATAGGATCAATGGGGGATTTAAATCTAGATTTAAAGTGTCACCGGATTGTGAAAGACTAATCGACTCAATCTATAATTATGTCTGGGACAAAGAGGACATAAACAACCCCAACTTAAAACCAAAGCATGACTGGGCGAGCCATTATGTCTCGGCCCTGGAGTTTTTAGCAATTAATAGGTTCTCGTTAAAATCGCCTGGCAGAAATGTAGTGGAGAAAATCAGATGATCATGTTCAAAGAGTCCGACGTTTTAAATAAAGATTTCCGCGCTAAAGTAATCGAAGAAATTCTAGGTAACGAAAATAAAACCAGAAAAGCTGAGCACTTTAAACGCTATGAGGTTTACCACGACCGCGTGGCTAAATACACCGAGGACCTACTACTCAGCCAGTTCGATAAGTCCACAGTGAATGAAATGAAGATCAGCATGACCAACGTCAGTCTTTGTAGAAAGATTGTCGATAAGCTCGCAAGGGTTTATTCCGCAGGAGTCGATAGGCTTTTGCCGTCGAAGCGTGATCAAAAGAAGTTAGACCTACTTGAAAAGCAGCTTTGCTTTCAATCCAAGATGAAGAAAGCGAACCGCTACCTTGAGCTTCATAACAACATCTGGGTCACTTGCCTTCCTAAGCCAAACAAAGATGCCCTAGGGAATGTTCAAAGCTACAGTCTTAAGCTTTCTATTTTGCCACCGTTCTTGTTCGACGTGATCGAGGACTACGATGATCGGGAATCAGCAAAGTGTCTGATTATTTCTAACTATGATCCAGGGAATAATGTTGTCATGTATGACTCGCCAGAAAGAAATGGACGGCGTGGTTACAATCAAGTTGGCATTAACTCTTTTCAAGACGGCGATGGGAAAGATCAAATCATTGCCGACACTCCACTTGATTATGACCCTAAAAATCAACGCTACAAGTGGTGGACTAATACTTATCATTTTGTGACTAGCCAATCAGGCGAAATCATTGATGGGCCAGAAGGGTTATTAAACCCAATCGGCATTATTCCAGGCGTGGCGCTTAACAAAGATCAAGACGGGCAATACTACTCTGTCGGTGGGTCTGACTTAGTTGATTCATGCTTATTATCAAACGCCATGCTCACTAATCAAAACCACATAGCTATCCAACAAGGCTATGGCCAAGCCTACATGATCGGTAAGGACTTGCCTCAGAACATTCGCCTTGGCCCAACTAAAGTCATTAAGATGGAGCAATCAGCAGACGGTGAAAGGTCCGAGTTTGGCTTTGCGACCGCCAACGCGCCACTCGCTGAGATGAAAGAACTATTAACCACTCAAATTGCCCTCCTCTTATCAACTAACAACTTATCCACCAGCGGCGTGAAGGTTGATTTATCTAAGGGTGCTGACTTCCCAAGCGGGATTGCCATGATGATCGATAAGTCAGAGTCGACAGAGGATGTAATGGACCAGGCGCAGTTATTTATCGATGCTGAGCCAAGCCTACTTGAAGTGGTTATGCGCTGGCTTAGCCTTTACCAAGACAAGGGTCTGCTTGATGAAAAGTTAAAGGATTTCAATATTGATATTAAGGACCTTCAAATCAAGATCCACGACCCAAAGCCCATCGAATCAGAAGGTGAAAAGCTTGAGAATCTTAAGAAAAGAAAAGAGCTTGGCATTAGCACAATGATTGATTTGATTAAGCTTGATAATCCTCAAATGACAGATGCGGAAGCTGAGAAAAAGTTGCTTCAAATCACTGAAGAGAAACAAAAAGCGATGCTAACAATGGCAGCCGCCATGGGTGGGGATGAGGAGCAAGAGGGCGAAGAAGATGAGGAAAAGCCAAAGCCTGGATTCCCCGAGAAAGAAGATGAGGATGAAGAGGAGTTAGATGATTAAGGTCACTGACATTATTGCAACCGATAATGAGACCTCATCGGAGATTGATATTCTATCGGACATCGAAGCAAGCCGAGAAGCGAAAGAGCGAATCAAGACCGAGGTCTCAGCTTACATATTAGAACGAACATTAGAATATGTGGGTGGACTTAAGAGCCCGATCAGTGGCGAGAGTTGGAAGTCGTCGCTATCGCCTAGCTATAAAAAGAAAAAGCTAGAAGAGGGTGGGACACCAGTCGCAAACCTAGAAAACACAGGCGCTTTACTCTCAGAGCTAACGATTAAGGAAACCGAGGAAGGGTTTAAGATCGGTGTGTTTGGCTCGAAAGCTCCGATTGCTGATGGTCATAATAAGTTATCGGGAAAAGATAATTTCACGCCTCAACGAAGATTCCTGCCGGATGAGGGGCAAAGCTATAAGTCAGATATTGAAAAGGGTGTGAACGAAATCATAAATGACATTCTAGCCGATGAGGCTGAGGTGTCGAAGAGTGACTTCGATGGTGTTGAAACCGAGTCAGAGCTTTATCAGACTTTATCAAACTTAATCGGCGTCACTGGTAAAGCCAACATCACAAGAGCCGTGCTAGCTAACGATAAACTAAGGCGCATTTTACGGGATCTAGACCTGATGGATCTTATCGATGCCGAAGATTAATAAGACCTTTAAATCTAAAAACGTGTCGATTAGCTTAAAGCTAGACTTTGGCACTGAGAAAATCTTTGACCAATCCTTTGTAGCTAAAATGGGCCAGATGCTAGAAACCCAGTCCATCAAATTCATGTCGAAAGGCATAAGCCCAGTCACAGGGCAAAAGTTTGCAAGATATAAAAATCCAGATAAATATCCAAAAAATGTTAGAAAAACCAATCCTGACAAGAAAAACACGCCAGTTAACCTAAAATTATCAGGGGATTTGTATAATTCCTATGGATCTAAGAAAGAGGGCAAGCTTTCAATGAAGTTTGGATTGCTAAATCCTAAAGGCAAAGTCGGCACTTATGCGCCAGTTCATAACCGTGATGATCGAGGGAGGCCAGACATCCCAGAAAGAAAATTCTTGCCGACGAAGGCTGGTGAGCTGTTTAATAGAACCATTATGCTTGAAATAAAGCGATTAATCGTCGAAAGAATTAAAAGCATAATAAAGTGAGTAGTAGCTCGCTTGCGTTTTGCGTAGTCACAATAAACGTCCAAACAAAGGGGATCACAAAATGTCTGAAGCTCAGACCGAGACACAGTCTCAAGACCAAAAAGATCAGTTAGTGCCAAAGAAAGCTTATGAGGAAGTGACCAGCGACCTTATGAAATTTAAATCTAAGTCTAAGGACCTAGAAGAAAAGCTGAAGGCCTACGAGAAAGAGCGTGAAGAGAGTAAGTTTAAATCTCTCAAAGACAAAGAGGAGTGGCAAAAACTTGCCGAAGTCCGTGAACAAGAGGCCAACAATTTGAGGCAGGAGCTTGAAAGTAATAAACGAGCGACCACTAATTACTTTAAAATGGCCGAGGTGAAAGCCCAAGCCATGAAACATGGAATTAGAGATAATGCTTTAGATGACCTAGACCTTTTGTCAATGGATGACGTTCAAGTCGAGACCACTTCGACTGGCAAAGTTAATATCTTAGGTGCTGATAAGTTTGTAGACCGATTGAAAGCTGTAAAGCCACATTGGTTTCACGATAAAACAGCCCCAAGAGTTGATGGCAGTGATCCCCATGTAAGCAAAGATTCTGGGCCGATAAGTGCTCAGGCTTTGCTAAAGTTACAGAAGGAAGGAAAACAAGCCGACTATGAAGCGGCATTGTTAAAATTTAAACAAAAACGATAATAATTAGGGGGATATAATGGCCGATCAAGTAATGCGCGCCAGCGATGAGATGAGCGCAATAGTTCCAGAAATGTGGAGTGCAAAATTCTATGACGTGCTTTTGGCAAACTTGCCTTTTGCATCGTTAATCGATAATTCTTACGAGAGTAAATAGCTTGCTCTCTTTAAACTCCCTTAATTGCTGGGATACCCTTAGAGCGAAAGACGCTACAGCACGGCCTGTAAAGGCGAATGCGAATGCTAAAAAGTCTTTTGATTGGGCAATCAGCAGCCAAGCATCCGAGCGATCGGTTGAAGGTTCAACGACTAGGTCTATTAATCTCATTGAGATGAACGGCCCACGAATAGGGAGTGCCCACTTGACTGTCACCGACCTCGGTGATACCGAATTAGGTATGGCAGACAAGAAATTTTTCTTTGGTAAACGTGAGCTTGCAAAGGCTTACAAGGAGTGCGGATCTTTAAACTCTACAGCCGCTCATTTTGGTATCTCTAAAAAACTGGTGCTCAATTACATGAAGCGCTGGGGCATCGAAAGAAACCCGAAGAGGATTAAGTTTGTAGATGTAAAGGAAGAGTTTTTGGCAATGGTTAGTGCCGGAAATTCTACAAAAGAAATCGCACTCAAGTTTGGTTGGAATTATGAGGTACCAGCAAAGATAGCGAGGAGATTAGGGTTAAAGATTTATGACCCTTATCATCCTGGTTTTTCAATTAGCGGTGGTTACATCAAAGTCCAATCTGAGCACCAAAATGCTGATAAGAAAGGTTATGCAAACCTCCATAGGCTAGTTATGGAGAAAAAGCTTGGCCGAATTCTTGAAAAGCATGAGGTTGTTCACCACATTGATGAAGATAAGAAAAATAATCATCCAGATAATTTGATGGTTATGTCGCTGGCAGATCACACCAGCCTTCATCATAAAGGTAAACCAAAACCAAAGCGGGTAAAGATATAGTCTGGACTTTGGTGAGAGCCAAAGAATTACGGGATAAAGAGCCCGTAAGATAACACCCTTGGAGATAAGGGATTTAGGCGATACCGTAAACATCAGCTCCATTCCTGAGTTTGATTCTGGTGTTGAGCTTGCCGAGGACGCAAGAAACGATGCCGAAGCAATCACCGTTAGCGGCCAGCAATTAGTGATCAACAAGCGTGTGGCAAAGGATTTCATTGTTACTAGAAAAGCCATGCTTCAATCTATTCCTGCAATGGATAAGCTTCGTGATTTAGCTGTGTACTCTTTGATGAAGAAAATGCAGTCAATCATCGTTGCAGCCGTTAGCCCAAGCGCTTCTGGCCCCGACCACTCAATCGCTTATGACTCTGGCACCACTCTGGCTCTTGCTGATATTTTGGAAGCAAAAGAGTTACTCGATGCTCAAGACGTTCCTCTTGATAACATGAGAAGCGGTGTTGTTGGGTCGGCTCAGATGAACGACATTTTCAACATTACAGGATTCACCTCATCCGACTTCCTTTTGGCGTCTGATGCTGGTGCTCCTTTGGCATCTGGTCTAGTACCTCCTCTTTTGGGTTTCAAGATTGCAATGTCTACTGAAGTTGGGACTACCAGCTATTGGTTCCACAAGTCTTTCATGACTATTGCGGTTCAAGATCCAATCCGAGTTGTTGAGTATGACCTTGGTGTTGATGGAAAACGTGCTTCACGAGTAAACTGTGATGTGCTTTTCGGAGTAAAACAATTGGACAACCTTCGCGTTGTTACCTTGGCATAACTTTAAACTAACTTTGGAGGATTAATAAAATGGCAGCAAGTTCTTTTAGTAACGCAGGAATTCAGGTTCAAGAATATGTGTATGACTTCGCCGTAGACGGTGGAGTTGCAGCAGCAGCAATCGAGCTTAGTGCAAAAGCTGGTTATGATCGATTGCCCGTTGGCGCGATTGTAAAAGGTGTTACCGCTAAGGTTTTGACCGCTGTTTCCGGTTCATCTTCAACTGTATCTTGGGGCCACTCAGCTAACCCTGATGGTTTCTCAGG